AAAGTACGGCAGTGCGTTCTGCTGCGCCCCCATAAGCTGAGAAGTAGCGCCCTGAAAATACGGCTGCGCGATATTCTGCGCTGCATTTACATTGGCAACGCCAGCCTGCTGCGTGTCCGAAAGCGGTGCAACAAACGCACTAGGATCAGTTCCGTACTGCTGGAAGCCCTTGGAAGCTACGTCTTCTGCGCGGGCGTTGACAGAATTGTAGCGAGCCAAAACCTCTGGCGGAATCTGAATTTGTTGTGTTGTCTGGGCTGATCCACCGCACATGCTAGTGTTCCTGTCTCGTCAAATGTTCTTTTTTCATGTTGTAAACGAAGAAAGCGCCCCTCTGCTCACCAAAGGCGCGTTCGTACAACCGGATTTTAGGTGCTATTTTGCTGGTGCTTTGGATGCCGACAATCAACGGCAGACCCATGTCGTCAGCAAATTTCTTGGAAAAATCACACAACTTGCGGGCCAGACCAAGGCGACCGCTGCGGAAGTCGGGATGCACAAAGATTCCGCGCTCCTCCACGACATCATCGTCAGAGTACCACGGCTTACCAATGCGGAGCAGAACACCGGCCTGAATTGTTTCTCCGGGGTTTCCAATGATCCCAAAAATTCCTCTATCCAAAGACAGAGAGGCGTAAACTTCCTGCAATACCTTGACCGGGCTAATGTTTGAAAAGCCCATCTCCTCATAAGTATTGGAAAGTTGACCCATGATGTCATGAACATCATCAACCGTACCAATTCTGATCTCGGTTTGTTCTTCCATGTTCCGCCTTAGTTCTTCTTGGGGCCGGGTAGATTTTTCAGGGTCTTGATAGTCCGCGCACGAAATCCTTCCACAAAGTGGTCAAGAATTTTATGGCCGTCATCCATTGACCCCTTGCCAATTCTTACCACATCTTGTGGGTCAATAACATATTCTCCACCAGCGGCTACAATTGGTACGGAATCTATCTCCCCACCCTCGGCTTTACCCGGAGACGGAACTCCGTAAGGAAGACCGCCGCCCGTGTAGGGGAGACCAGTACCGGCTTTGGATGACCCATAAAACGGCTGAGAAAATATGTTTTTGGCAACTCGGAATCCAGCCATCGTATTTCCCTCCCCCATCGCAGAAATGATGTCTGCCGGGATGACGTAGGACCCAGATTTAACATGCATGTTCAGGTGGTCGGTCCTCCCGGCAACTTGGCTATGAATTGGGCCAACGTGAATTTTGCTTTTTTTGGGCTTCTTAATTCCCATCTTCGGCATGCCGCCATGAGCATTAGCTTCGCGGGCAATATTTAGCGCGGCGGCAACAGCCTGATCCTGCGGGTGACCGGTGTGAACCATCTCGCTGATATTCGTACTAATTGTCTTCTGGGACTTCCCGTGCTTCAGGGGCATGGCTTCCTCACGAATAACTAACTGAGACTGTCTGGCCCGTTCCGGGAACCACGACAATACCGTTCACGACTGGCAGGTTAATAAAAATGATCCCCGGCGTGTCCGGGATAGTGAAGATCGGATTATTTGTCAGCGCAGCATTGTTGGTGTCGTAAATGGTGCCAGAAGTGCTACCGCCGACAATGATGCTCACCATCGCAACTCGGCCAGAGCCGGTTTTAATAAGCGTTGCAGCGGTTATATCGGGTGAAATACGCGCCCCGTTAACAGCCAGATACGTCTGCGCCAAGCCGTTAATGGCGGTCACGACGTTCTTTGCCGTTGTCAGCATGTCATCTAAAGAGGCCATTTAATCTCCTATGGACCCGTTGGGCCGGTCGGACCCGTAGCGCCGGTCGGACCAGTGCCTGAAGGCCCGGTAGGACCGGTAGGGCCGACAGGACCACCCGAAGGACCTGTTGGCCCGACACTACCCGTAGGACCGGTTGCACCACCGGGACCCGTAGGGCCGACTGACGCCGCAAAATTAGCGTCCAAATATGGATTGCCAGTCTTGTACGGGATGACCATCAGAACTTCCCATCAGGCTGTAGGCGGTAGCGAATATTCCCAAGACGCCAGAATGAGTCTATGTCGCTGCTAGAAATACCAATCGAAACAAGCCTGCCCCTAAAGCGCGGGGTGACGTACTGCGTGGACTGGGTGACCGTAAATGGCCCTGACACCAGAGGGGTCTGTCCGGCATAGTCCGTATAGTAGAACGTAATCTGGACGTTTGCGTTCTGCGATCCGCCGTAATAGCCCCATTTCATGTCGGGCCAGACCTGATCAATGAAGGTCTTTACGTCAGCCTCACTCAGGGCAAAGTAGCCAGTCTGAAAGCTGGACAGCATTGGTTGACCGTCATCGTTAGGCGAAGTTTCGTGCTGGTATATATAACGCTCCGGGCTGGCCCCGATTGGGTTTCCAAGGACGGACTGATTAAGCCATGCCGTCCGGCCCAGAGTTCCAAAGTCCCACTGGCGCAGGCCAGCATTGTACTTAACGTACTTTGCAACTTCGCCGCCGCTGCTGGTAATTGGGTAGTACCATGCCACTTCGTTAAACAGGGAATTAGCGGCAAACCTGATCTTGCTGACGTTGGTCAAGTCAATGTCTTGGAAGATTACGTCCCACACAGGGCAATAAATTGGCTCAACGCCATTACCCGCAAGCATGTAGAACTGCGACGGACCCATCCAGTAAACAACGCCGTTAAGCGTACCGGCAGCTTTTTGTGCAATTAAACCGCAGCCGGTGCCAATCTCGTTAAAGCTGTAGACGTATGGCTGGCCGATATACTGCATGGACCAGCAAGCCGTATCGGTCCAAAGCAGGCCCTGTTGCGGAGCCTGTATACCGCCTACGATGCGCGACCCGCGCGGGATGCGGTAAGAACCTGCTTGATTGGTTACAGAGCCAATCCAATCTTCGTAGTTTTCAACGTCGCACCAGCGAACCAGTAAATTGTCAATTATGCCGTTGAAGGTTGACCCGTAAGCAATGATTTGGCGCTGTGGCATAGCCACAAAGGTCCCGGTGTTGTTTGTCGGAGCGTTTGTAATGACAGCCGCAACGGTGGAATTAACAAGTGGGTTCCATTCGTAAATTGCGCCCTCGAAAGGGTTTGCAATAAGAATGCTTCCCCAGTTGTCCAGAGACCAGTCCGTGGCCGCTACAACGGTTCCGGGGTTTGACGTTGGCGGGACGCCGGTTCCGTATCCACCGGCACCATATGGCCCAACACCATACCCAGTGCCGAGGGGGAGTGGGCCGTCTCCAATGAACAACTCATATATAGCATCGCCGCCGTTCATAGATGCGGTGGTGGTCGCAGTTGCTGCACTCGATGTCTGAATGCTAAATTCATTAGGCGCGTTAATTTCTGTAATTAGGTAGTTACCAAAAATAACAATCCCAGAAACTGTAGTTGATATTAGCGCGGTAAACGTGTCTCCAACACCCAAACCGTTGTCAGCAAGGGTAACTACAACAACAGAAGAGCCGTTGGTTGTGTCGTAAATTGGTACATCGCCACCACCGGTAACGGTGGCAGTAGCATAAGCTGGTTGGCCCAGTACGTCAGTTGCGTAAATGTTGAACGAGTTAGCGCCAATTGCAAAGCACTTGTACATCCCGAACAGGACGAGACCGCCGACGCTTATCTGCGTTTTGATAAAAACGCTGTCGTAAGATGTGGCGTTGCTACCGGTAATGTTGATAGTTACTTGGTCGCTTCCAGATACCGTATCAACATCAACGGCAACATCGTAAACCTCAGTCCGTGGGGATATGTCTCTGAGAACATTTTCTGACAGCGTTTCAAGTAAATCAATTGCGCCAATAGCCAGATATTTCTCGTTGTTAGAGTCTGTCCATGCCCAGAGGCACCGGATAACGCTGCTAATGGTATTGGCAAAATACTTAGTCCAGCCACCCAACTTCTGAGGCAGGCCAAGGCCCTGAGAGTCAGGCACAAAGCGGATAAGCTGCGACTCAGAAATCGCAGTCTCGTTCAAGGCCGGTGTCCGGTTCTGATTTACACCCGGAATGAGTTTGAGTGAGGCATGTGGCATTTATTAGCCTCTGGAAGCGGTAGCCACGGGGGATGGGGACTGGGACGACCAGCCGGACGCCTCGAACTTCTTCCTAGCCTCTTCAACAGCGGCGCTCTTCAGAAGGGCCTGATACTGGCCCTCATAACTTTGGGCCATGGCCGGATCATCGCTCTGGCGACCAAAGTTGCGCTGGTACGCGCTGACGTAAATCATGGACGCCATGATCATAACGTCAGGGAGATACAAGCTGATAAAGGTGGTCGGGGTGCTGACCGACAGGCTAGCAGGGCGGAAGGTGCCAACAATTTCAACAGAGTAGTTAGCGTCTGGGTACGGTCCGACCAGAAACAGGTTGTCATTGAACGGGACAAAATACTGCGGAACGCCTGTATAGGACGAAGCGCCATATACAGCGTCTAGGAACTCTTTGGTGGTCGGAAGGCACGGGTTGCGCGTACCAGAGTCGGGGTTAGATGTCCCGGCAGGGGTGATGATGTTGATTTGCTCAGAGACAACAATTGTACCCTGCGGTATAGTGATCGACCGGCTTCCGACCGTGCAGGCGTATCCTGTAAGTGACGTTGATGTGAACAGAAAGTCCAGATCGCGGCACATACGGTTTTCGGCGTAGGTGATCATCTGCGGCAGGATTTCGACAAACGCCGGATCAGCCTCTTCCACAACCGCCATAGTGGCGATCTGGGTCACATACTGGGAATAAGTTAAACCTGTAGTCATACGTCACCCGACCGGCAGAAGTGCCGCCTCTGCTTCGCGCCTAGCCACGAGTCCGGGCAGGATTTTACCCCCGCCACGGACCCATTTTCTAAGCTGCTCCTGCGCCCCTTCCCAGTCCCCAGCATTGAGTTTTTTCCTCAAGGTACTGGTTTGCAGCCTGCCGACACCAAGGTTATAGCAGAAATCTACAATGGCGTTTAGTGCTTTTGGGTGTTGGACCAAATTTGGGCAGTACCGGATAACCTTCGGCAAATACCGGTGCCGAAGTTCTGCCTCCATCAGGGCATGGGCGTCCTCTTTAGACATGGGCAAATCAGCCAAAGTGACGGCTCGACCGTCAGCGTAATGGGTCGATCCATA